TCCCTGAGCCTCTCGACCTCGTTGGTTTTTTCGGCGAGTTCACGTTCTTTCTTGTTCAGTAGATCGACAAGGCAATAGGCTTCGTCAGTATTGGCGCAATGTATCTCATTAAGCCGTTCGCCTTCTTTTTCGTCTTCAAGAAGGGCTGAATTAAAGGTTTTGCAGACTTTCCAAGTTGGGGAATTGGTGTTTTCGGTTGTCATATTTACCATTCTATGTCCTCCATGTTTTCCAAATCCAATGCTTTTTCAAAGATTGTACTTGGGTGTTTTAGATATTCGTGCGGTGTCATCCAGCAATCACGCTGACCTTCACTACTCTTAAAGAACTCATCCCTTCGTGTCTCATGTCCATATAACCATCCTACGATCAGAGCCTTGTTCCCATTGGTCATTACCTTCACATATTTCCTGTCTGGACTATCATCATCCCTCGTAATGAGGGTAAGATTCTTGTCAGATGTCCTTACTTCAATGTCTTCAAAGCAATCTGGTATGCCATGAAAAGTGTTGACTTGTGGAATAAAGAACCGATCAGCAAACTTGGCAAAGGCAATCTCTCCTATGGCTCCAATGATGGAATGATTAAGGATGCCTAGTTTGTTTCGCTTCATGGTATAGGTGTGATTCCGTTTGTCCAAAGATGAGCAAGTCACCTGTAGCAATGCGGAGTTCACAGCGGCATGAAATTCAGTTGGAGATATTAAAACCTCAACTGGCTTCACGCTAGAGTTCATATCCCTTGGGAAAGCTGATGTCCTTGTTGGCGTAGATTTCAAAGTTCCCTTGGAAAATTGAGTTTACGCCAGCATCAAATGCGGCCTTGACCCGATCTTCAACAGAAGGAACTTTGTTGTTATCCGCTAGGTAGCGAACGTGTTCTCCATTCCAATAAGATTCTGCCTCTTCAGAAAATTCATTCATACGAGTTTTGCTTCTTTGGCAAGTTGATCCATTTTGGTACTGAAGACTTGAGTAAACTTGTACCCATCCATCTTTCCATTAGGCTTCTTGGAGTTATCCAAGGCATATGCTTCGGCTTCCTTGATTAGCCTATTACGCTTACGAATGTAGTCGCAATTATGCCATTGGGGAATGCGTGAGTATTCATCTCCGTTCTTGTCCTTGATTTCGGGACAAGAGCAGTAGGCTAAAACTTGTACTATTTTCATTGTTACCAGACTTTGAAGATAAAGATGGAAAAAGCTGTGATTATCCCTATGGATATGAATGTCAGTACCTTTTTGATGTCATGTAATTCCTCCTGCAAGTGCAGGATTTCAACATGGTGCTTCCTACTCATCTCTAGGAGGTGGTTAGACTCCCTGTTCTGAAAGTCTAGCCCTGCCTCCAGAGCAATGATACGATTTCCAATAGTGGTTTTGGTGGTTGCCATTGTGGTTGCTGTAATGGTTTAGAAAGGAATGTCGTCGAAATCCTCTTCCTGTTTTGGTGCTGGCTTGGTTCGATTCTGGAATGCCTTTGCTGGCTTTACCTTATCCACAAAGCTAGGTGCTGATCCTCCGTTACCCTTGTCCTTGTAGTTGCCAATGATTGGAGAGGTGACTCCTGACTCACGCTGTTCCTTGGTTAGTGAGTGCTTCACTACACCATCGTTGTCATGTGCGTCCTTGCCATCCTTGTTGGGAAAGCAAACAAGGTTAAGGTATTTGGTGATTGTTCCATCCCTCTTGGTAACTTCCTTGAGGAGTGACTTGTCGATTTTGCTGGTGTCTATGCTTAATGTTATCATGGTGTTGGTTCTTGTGTTGGTTTGTCGTCATCGGAAATGAATCCTTCTGACTTCAAATAATTGAAAAGGTTCTGGAGTTGGTTTTTCGTGACTTTGCGGCTATCGCCAGGGAAAGCAGTAAAGTGATCAGTATGGTGCATAACGATCCACTCACGACCTTTGAACTTAATCCACAATGCTCTTGCGTCTTCTGGGTATTCATTAGCGGTCACGGGATATTGATGGTTCGCTTTCCTTGGATTCGATGAGCCAACCGAGTGCATCATCAACTGCTGATTTGGCATCCTTGGATTTGATTCCTCTTGCCTTTGCAACTGCCTTCTCAAGTGACGAGATAGACAGCTTTGCACAAGCAAGAATATCAGATTGTTCAAGAACACCAGAAAGCGCAGATATAGCGGCGGTGGTATCTGTGACATTACGAGATGTTCTTCCTTTTGTGAGTGAATATCCAGCAATTTGCGCCCCTGAAATGAGCCTTGACTTGAGTTCCTTTCGGATCTCATCAATGAAATCCTCAACGATAATGGACTTGGCATCTAGGTGAGCCAATTCCTCATTCGATAGGGTGGATACTGCAACGCTTGAAGCTACTTGCAGGGTGGTTGTTGCGGCTTGAGCATTGCCATAAGCGTCTGGGCATATGTTTTTAGCACGACACCACTTACAAGCATCTGGAGAAGGATTTCTTGGAGAATCATGCTTTAGTGAAGCATGGACTATGCCAAGGATCTCAACTTCTGACGCTTCTAATTCTAAATCATTGTATTCGGCAATCGTAGTTCCTCCTGCAAGAGGCTGAATGATCGCCACAAGGATGTTCTTGAGTTCGGGGAATGCTTTCTTGACCAGTACGGCATAAGCCTTGAGTTGCTGATTCTCGGAGGCTTTTCCCTGTGCGGTTCGACCTGTCTTGTAATCGGTGACTACTGCTAGATCCTCTCCAAAGAAGTCGATACGATCAATGGCTCCAGAGAAGAGATCATCGTACCAGAATCTTTGTTCTATAACGCTATCCGTTATAGCTCCAAGATCCAGTTGTCGGATCATGTCGCTATAAGCAGAAAGGCATCGGGTGGCAATGTCCTGACCCTCCTCGGATAGTTCCTCAAAGGGTTTCTGATCGGCTAGGACGGCATGAACATCCGTACCCAACTGCATATATGGATTTGCTTCCTGTGGTGGGAGTGTTTTCTCCAAGTTCCAAGAACCTGGGCATAGAGCAAGACGGCTGAATCCGCTTGCTGAAGGCTTTCCGTTGCGTTCGTCGCTCATATTAAAGGATAGGCTTGAATGCTTTTACGTCATCCCACTTTTCAATTAGGCGATTCTTAATTGCATCGGAAATCTCCCAAATCCTGACACTCCTGTCCTTCACCGCTTTCTTTGCAATTAGGAACTCCATCACATGGTCAGCAGAGATATTGTCTGTATCCATCATGCTCTGAAGCATTTCAGTTACATCTTGTGGCAATTCCTTGACCTCTTTCTTCTTTGGCTTCTCAACCTTGACTTTGGGTTGAACCTCATGTCTTTCATAGTCAGGGTCTTTCTGTTCCTCCGTAGGAATCAAGAAGGTCTGAAGCAAGGCGTACTTGTGGGCAATTGCCATTGCCTTATTCGTTGCCTTGTCTCCGCTATCCATACCCTCTCCCACAACATGGCAATTCACGCATGAACCATCTTCTGCTGTGAATCGGTAGGTCATCGGGAGTTGCACAAAACGGAGGATGGTTCCGTTCTTGTTCGTCCTCTCCTCGGTGACAGGTGTTCCTGCAAAGGGAAGAGTGACAATCCCATGCTTGGCTAGAAGGTTATGAAGCTCATTGTAGATGGCATCAATCCCTCGGAAGTTAAAATTCTGTGCTTGGTTTCGGCTATCTTTTCCGATTGCCGTGATGTCTCGCATGACCGCTACCATTTTTTGGGCGATCAGTTGACTTGGTTGCGTGGTTTGAGTATTGTTCATGTGGTTGCTATGCGTGGTTGCTGTAACTAAAATGTGGCTAGGGAGTTGTTCATGGCTCCCTAGCCACTCTTTTTTAGTTACATCTTCTTGTAGCCCTTGTTCATCATAGAACCAGCGGCTTTCATCTTGGTGGACTTGGAAGCTGGCTTGGCCTTCTTCATTCCACTCATCATTTTGCCTTTCGGCATCTTTTTGGTAGGCATTACTTTTTCTTGTTGCGAGGCTTACGCCCCTTTGTTTCTGGCTTGGTAGCCTCTGACTTGATCTTTTCCTTCTTTGCTGGTGACAGCTTTCGGGTGTCGATCAAAGTTTTCCCTGGCGTTGCCTTGGTCTTCATTCCTCGGATCGCGTCGATAATGTCTTTGAGCATTAGGAAACGGCGGTTGGAGAAGAGAGGGTTTCCTCGGTTGCGTCACAGCAAGAAGTTTTTCCTGTGACTAGATCGTGAACCTTCTGGAGAAGGTCAAGATCAATGGTTCCGAGAGCATTGGCGATCTCTTGTGCGGTTTGGTTTAGCGTAGCTAGGTTTGACATATTATGTTTTGGTTGTTGTTTTGGTTACTTGCATCCCCATGCCCGTAGGGACTTGTTGATGCGAGAGTTTGGATCTTTCTTTTTGGCTTCCCCTGTCATCTTTGCTCGCATCCCTTTCATCCTCGAACAGAATGACTTCTTTCGGGCGGCATCTTTCTCTGTTTTAGGGTGCGGTGCAGGAGGCTTTAGATGACCTCCATGAGCCTTGTTATAAGAAGCCCTACCCTTGGCATTCAAGCCACCCTTTGCAGACTTCCCTTCTTTTCTAGTCCATGCTTCTGACATATTATTTCTTTTTAGCAGTTTTCTTTGAATCGCGAAATGCTTTTGCTGTAGGTGCGCCTTTTGATCCAGGCTTCCTCATGTGTTCACCAGAACCAGCGGCGATCCTAGCCCTCTTTTTTTGGATATTTGCGTATAGTCCTTGTTTCATTTATTGTTGGTAGGATTAAATAGAATTTTGTTGCTTTTTCTTATGTTTTCGTCAGCCCACAATGGCTGAAAATTTGTATAATGATTGAGTTTCAATAGTTCTTCTTCTGATGTAGCAGATGCTAAAGGAATTATATGATCCAAATGCCAAAATTGACGATTGTTCCATGTCATTCCTGTTTTGAATTTAGACTCTATGTATGCCTTGAATGCATCAAAAGAACAACATAAGATTTGCTCTGTTCGAGGTCTTTTTTTGAATCCTCCCTCTTTAAGACAATTTGCAATCATACTTCTGAGATTTGAAGCCAAATTGTAAAGTGGTTCTTTCCTGCGTTTGCGTTGATAATCTTTCCCATAGGAAGGATTTTTCTTTTTTTGCCTATCCCTTTTTGCTTTTACAATTTCTGGGTTTGCATAATACCATTTTTTCCCATATTCAGAAAGTTTGTCTTTGTTTTTTTGATTCCATGTCTGAAAGTAGGATCGGTTTTTTTCACGATATGCTTTGGATGATGAAAATACTTTAATTTTCAAATCAGCATATTTTTCTGGCGATACCCAATACTCTCCATTGGGATATGTTTTACCATATCCCCAAAACATTTTTCCATCCTCTCGGATAGCTCCACGTTTTAGTTTAGGAGAATCTTGTTTCATCAAAGCATTCCAAAGTGTTTCTTGAAAACCCTAGATGCAAACTTGCTCATTGAACAATCGTCTTGTTTAGCTTGTTTAGCAATTATGTCTTTAAGGTCTTTTGTAATATACAGCCCCAAAAATGCGTGGGTGTTAACTTTTGCAGGTGCTTCAGTTTTTAGTTGCGTGGTAGCGATATAGGTGGGTGATTCAGTTGTCATAGAACTTCTGATTGTTGCCTCGGCATGGATCGCTTGCAAGTATATTTTCTAAAAACTTTCGGTTCAGTTTCCAAATGTCCGTTGCGTTTGAGTTGCTTCAAGAATGAATACCAACAAAGCATCTCCTTGTGTCCATTTGAATCGTGAGCCAGATAGCGGTGGAGAGAGATAGGTTTCATCAGTTGTTTTCGATGATGTATTCAATGTCGATTTCAGTTCCACATTTGGGACATTCCCAAATGTCAAACTCGGCATCGTCCCCCTGGATTGCATCCTCCATCCTCCCGTTCATGTTTCGGTGAGGCGTAGGAGGAGTGTAATCAATCTCAAAATCGTGCAGACATTCCTCGTTGTGGCATTCGTAGTTAATTTTCATGGTTGCGTTTCAATTATAGGTTGAAGATCGAATCAAGATGACGATCTATGGTGAGTGTAGTTGTGGCGGTTTCGCTTGCAAGAGTTTTCAGTTTCTTTTTTAGCACAAGGAGATCATGGTGAATCTCCCTTGCCCTGGCGGTGCTGATTCTCACCTCATCGTGCTGGTGATGCTCGGAGGTTCGTAGCAGGGTATAGAACAAGGGTTCCATGACCGACACTAAACGGTGGGCTTCTTTAATTGCGGCGGTATTCATATTTTTTGCGTTTCAGTTATGGGTTAATGCTCTGGTGATACCTTGGGCATAGAATCTCCATGCCTTGGGGTTTCGGATTAGACAGACAAGGTGTAGGGTGAGTTGGCGTGTTTTGCTCATTTGTTCACCTTTTCAAGTGCTTCTCTGATAGTTTGGAAGCGTTCGTTGCAGACTTCGGCACAGATAAACATATTCCCATCAATGGTTGCTGGTTCGCCATGGTCAATAATTGTCTGTTCATCATCAAGCGTCCATTGTTTTGCTTCCTCCAAGGCGGCGGTAAGGTGCTTAATCAAAGCGGCGGCATCGTCGCAAGCGTCGGCGGCTAATCCTTCTCCATTGCAATCAGGGTCGTCGTTGTATTGTTCATGCTCTCGGAGCATAGAGGCGGCGGCGTTTAATCTGGTGATGATGTTGGGCGTGTTCATGTGGTCGGATTGGGTTGTTGTTGTTGTTTTTGCGTCTAAGTATAGTTTTCAGCTTTCGTATGCTCCACAATAGTCTCGGATTGCTTCAGTTATGCTTCCGCCTGTAAAAAAGGCAAGGATCTCCTCGGCATCGCGTTGATTCAGTTGGTAGCCTATCATCGCGGCTGTTATGATAATATCGTAGGTTGTCGGGTTCATTGTATCCTTTCGGGTTGTTTCGGTTCAGTTATAGGT